AAAACCACAAGCAAAACCAAAAATCTTCCCGCATTGGCCGATCGTTACCGAACGAACCCGGCCGTGCATCTTTACGCCGCCTTAGTGCGGTTTGGTCAACTTACGTTCTAGCTTTAGGAGGCAACAATGGAACGCATCGACTTAGGAGCTCCCCCGTCTTCGGGGATGACGCTCATGGTTTACGGGGCGCCCGGTACCGGTAAATCAACACTTATGGCCGGGTTAGCAAAGGCGGCCGAAGACTTGAACCGGTCGGCGGTTTTGATCGACACGGAACGCGGCCTTTATTCCGCCGCCCGTTTGGTTGGATTGTCAAAGGCCTTGCTTTTGAGCGCCACAAGCAACGGGGACGGAAAGGCCGTCTTAGCTGAACTCCAAAAGCAAATCGCCGAACCTTCGGGCTTGGTGGTTGTGGACACAATGTCCGAACTTTCCGAATTGTTGCTTAGGGAAGCCACCGGCCTATTGGATACGCCGCAATTGCAACACTACGGAACCCGAAAGGCAATGCTTGCGCGTTGTGTTCGGGCTTTGCGTGATGCCGCCGGGGCTGGAGCGCCAGCGGTTGCGACGTTCCAGCAAGAGGCCAAGGAAATTGAAGGCTTGACCGGGCATTGGCGCCCGTCGATCCCGGAAAAGTCCACGGTTGACGCTATCGGCCAGTTCGATTGCGTGGCCCGATTGCGCATTGTTGGCGAACACGAAGCCGAACGCTTGAAACTCCAAGCCGGCGATCGTTACTTGGATTTTCGGCCAAGTAGCCAACAAACGGCAAAGTGTCGAACCGCCGCCGAAGTGTTCGGAGATAGGGACGCCGGTTGGCATATTTGGCCAGTTCGGAACCAGAAAGAAATTAGCCAACTTTACCGCCGCATGGCGAGAATCAACAATGGAAAGGTTGAAAAATGAGCAATTGGGAAAACTTCGGCGGAAACTACGGACCACGGACACCGCTTCCGGCTGGAAAGTATGCAATGAAAATGGACAACGCTTCGATGACGTTTGACCAAAACGCAGTAGGTCGAACGGAAGTCGTCTTTAAGGTTGTGGAAGGCGAACACACGGGCCGTTTGGTTTGGTTCGACTGGCCACACACGGTGGAAGATAGCGGACGAGCTCCCTTCGCTTGGGCCGCTCGTATGATGTGGGACGCCTGCGGCTTTGTGGGCCAACCCGAAGGGGAAGGGCCGCGCCATTGGTTCCCGGCGATTGCGCAAGCGTTGACCCAATGCATTGGGCGCGTCTTGGAAGTTCAGACCGACGTTCGTTCGTACCAACACAACGGCGAAACCAAACACAAGGCGCGAGTCAAACGCGTTGAAGCGTTTACGGCTCAACCTGAAGCGGCCGCCCCGGTCGGAGAGGCCCCCCAATGGTGATTCTTGGGATTGATCCCGGTTTCACGTCGCTTGGGTGGGCGTTGTTGGATTTCAGCAACGCCCGGCCCAAGTGTCTTGGGGCTGGAGTTATTCGAACGAAAGTCAACCCGACAATGAAAAAATGCGACGATAACAAGCGCCGCATTGCTTGGATTGCTCGTCAACTTTCGATGTTGGAACGCCGCTATAGTTTTGTGCTTATTGCGGCCGAAGCTCAAAGTTGGACACGTTTTCAAAAGGCCGATCGTGCGGTTGCTATGGCGTGGGGAAGTATTGCCACGCTTGGCGAACTTTGGGCGGTTCCAATTTTGCAGTTTAGCCCAAAGGAAATAAAGCAAACGATTTGCAACGACGGAAGCGCGAGCAAAGAAAGTGTCCAGAACGAACTCGAGGCCAATGTCGATGAAGCCTTTAACCAACTTTCGAAGATTAGGCGAACGCAACGCAACCACGCGGCCGACGCTCTAGGGGCCGCTTATTGCGCAATAGGTCACGATCTTTGCCAAATGCTTGTGAACGTCAAGGCCGAAAGGTTGCGGTCTTTGGGAATCGGGGCGGAATAATGACACCAAACGAGGCAACGGCAAAACAGGCCGAACTAAACCTTTTAGCTCAGGCAATGTTTGCAACCAAAATTGACCCAATAAAGGCCGAAGAAATAAAACCCGAAGATTTCCAGAACGAACGCCACCGCGCAATCTGGCGCGCTATTTTGACCGAAGTTCGGGACGGCGGCGAAGACGCACCAAGTTTGGTGGTCATCGATCGTTTGCGAACTGCGGGCGACTTAGAAACCGCCGGGGGCGCTTCATACGTTGAAAGTTTTGGGCAATATAAAATAGATCGAATCCTTGCGGGTTTCGACAAGGCTTCGGCCGCTTTGTTGGAGTGTTCCAAGCTGCGCCGTGTTGGCGCTATTGCCCGACAAGTGGCGGACGCCGCCGAAGGTTGGGGCGATAGTTCGAAAACGGCCTTGGAGTCTTTGAAAGGCGCGCTTGATTCGATCGAAAAAAAATCAAGTGTAAAAGTTAAGCCGGCCTTTTACGCGCTAACCGAAGGCTTGGCCGAAGCGTTCCGGCCTGGACTAAAAACCGGGACTCCGCTTGACGATCGTGTGAATCTTGCGCCCGGCCGAATGTTTGTCGTTGGTGGTCGTCCCGGTGACGGAAAGACAACCCTAACGCTTCAGTTGTCGTTGCACATTTTGAAGCATAACCCGGACGCCGTTTCGTTGTTTGCAACTTGTGAAATGACGGAAGCCGAACTGGCGCTCAAGGCGCTTTGTTGCCTTGAAGGCCGGGACTTTATCGGGCCGTTGCGACGGGAAGAACCGCAAGCGTTGGAACGCGTGATAATGGGCGCCAATACCCAAGCCCCAATCTTGGAACGGCTACTCATAAAACCAAGCCGCTCAATAGACGACGTTTGTTCGGACGCCCACCGCTTGGCCCGCTCGCATAACCTGCAATGCGTGGTTGTGGATTATATTTCCGCCTTTTCAGCCCCGGCCGGAACAAGGTTGGAAACCCGAACCTTGGAAGTTGGCGCCGTTTCGCGAGAATGTAAAGGGTTGGCGCAGTCTTTGGAATGTGTCGTCTTGGTTGCGTCACAACTCAACCGGGCGGCCAAGGCGGCAACCAAACCGCAACCGCATCACTTGCGGGATTCGGGGTCGATTGAACAGGACGCCGATTCGATTTTGTTGTTGTACCGTCCGGACCATGACGACGAACAAAGCGCCGCGCAATTGCTAGTTGCTAAAAACCGTTGGGGCGAACTTGGAAAAATAGAGTTAGTCCCGGACCTATCTAACCACCGTTTCGGGTGGCTTTCACAAAGGAACGAAGAATGAAGAACGAAATGCAATCCATGCAAAAACTTGGGCGTTGTTTGCTGTTTTCCCACTTGCCGCCGCATCACAAGTTCGCGATTTCGAGTTGCTACGAACACGGCGAACCGGCGGTGATCAACGCCCTGCAAGGAATCGGTTATTCTTGGAAGACGGCGCGTCAACTGTTCCTAGCGTACAAGGAACAACAACAAACCCAAAACGAAGCCTGAAGCGAAAGAAGCCGTGGCAATCGTCATGGTTTCGGGTTGTTTGCAGTCGGGGCAACTTGGGCAAGGTTCGCATTTGAAAGCGCTCCTTAGCTTGAGTTCCCGTTTGCAAGCAACGGCGGCCTTTGCTCGTTCGGCGCTTATAAGCAAGCCGTCGCATTCGGCCTTTTGGCCTTGGTCAATAGCAACGGACACAACACAAGGGGCGGATAGAATCAACACGGGCCGGCAACTTTCGCGAAAGCAAAGGCAACCAAGGAACCCACGATCGCCCAAAGAATCAAAACCAAAAGAACGAAGGTCATTCGTCCAGCAAGGCGGCCAACTTTTCCCGGTCTTCTTTGCTTTCGGTTAGTTTCTCAACCGGGGCAACCGCCGCCGTTATTTCTTCTTCAAGCCGCGCTTTTTTTTCTTCGTTTTCGGCTTGGGCTTTCTGACGTGCTTTGAGTAGTTCAACCTTGGCCTCTTTCTTTTGCAAGCGCCTAAGCGCAACCACGGCAAAGAACGCCGAAACGGCGCCCACGATTCCAACAAAGAACGAAATGACTTTAGCCATTATCGTTGCGGCGGCGGCCATAATACAACGCCGAAGCCGCGCCGGTTAGCATACCGGCGCCCACGGCGTCAAAAGAACCCAAGCCAAAAGCCGAAGCAACAAACGTGCAAAGGGCCGAAGCCCAAGCGGCGCAAAGAATCAAAGCCGTTGGGGCTTTGCCCCCGGCCTTCATAAAGTCAAACATTATTCCCCCACATATTGCACGACGGAAACCGGTTGGCCTGCGGTTCCTTGAACATAAAGGGTCGAACCTGGAATGATTGCCGTTTCAAAACTTGCGCCGGGTTGCAAAAGAACCCCTGGGTCGACGTTGCTTGGCCCAACGTAAGCGGTATTTGCGCCAACATTTGAAATAATAACGTAATAACCGGCTGTTGATACGGCGTCAAAACCGCCCGTCAAAAGTTGAACAGCGGCGGTTGTCGAGTTGTTCCAAACGGGCCGGTTCATTCGTTCGGCGGTTGTTGGATTTGCCATTTTTTTTCCTTTCTAAGGATGCGCGGGTTTCCCGGCGTAATAGTCTCTTAAGATTTCGGCACCTTGCAAGGCCCTATTGTAAAACCTTACGGTGTCCAAGTTGCCCTGAAATGTTGAAGAACCGGCGGCGTCTTTTCCAAAGTACAAGTCAACGGCCTTGACAGTCATAACACCACCACCCCCAACAGCTCGTTGGGCTTCGATTCCGTCAACAAAAACCACAAGGTCACCGCCTGTTCCCTCGTTCACATATGAAACAAAGCGCCATTGTCCCAAAGCAAAGGCCGCCGTTGTTGCGGAAGACAAACCGCCAACGGTTCGCCAAAGAAAAGCCGCAAACTGGCCGCTGCTGTCCACTTCGTTTGCCACATAGCAACGGTTGGAGCCGCCGGCGTCGCGAGCGATCACACGTTCCCAACCTGACGGAAGGTCCGTAGATTGCTTGACCCAAAAGGAAACTGAAAAAGCGCCGGCAAAATCGAGTTTTGCCGGTTGCCCGATTGTTACCCACGCGCCGCCGTCAAAAGTTGGCCAAGCAAGCGTGCCACCGTCCGAACCGTCAGCGGGGGTTGGCATTATGTCAAACCACGTCGAACCGCTATGACTCAAGTTTTCATAACGTGCCAAAGCGTCCCCCGTGGGGCTAATGTTTTTGGTGTGTTTCTTTCTCATTTGTTACCTTTGCGGAATAACCAAAGACGAAAAGTTCCAATCGGCAATTGGTTGGACGTTGTGAACAGATAACCGAACAAGGCCGGCCGGAAGTTGGATCGGGGCCGCGCATTGCGTCCACTGCGCCCCGGCGCCTGGAACAATAAAAGCAACGGTTTGCGTTGACGGAACGGACCAAACGCCAGCGGCCCAAACGCTAATGCTCAAGTCGAAAACTTTGGTTCCGATTCCGGCGTCGTGGTAAACATAAAAATCGGCCAGTTGATAGCCGCCGTTTTCGTCGATCGTTGCTAATGCTTCCCCGGTTGGGGAAGTCACGTCCGGAACATTTAGAAAAGTTTGGGCTTCCCAACGGTTGAAGGGGGCCGAAACCAAAGTCATTGGGAAAGAATGTCCAACGCCTAACGGTCGGCCCCAAACGCCCCCTCGGTGGTCGTGGGCAAAATCTGGACTTTGGCCCGAACCCGTGGGCAAGCCGTCCACCCATTCGGCGGAACCTTTGGCCGTTGTTTGAATGTCGGCCAATGTTTCGAAAATGCCCTGGGCGCTATTCCCGAACACTTCAGAACCACCGATCGAAACCGGGCCAAGTTTGCCGCCGGGTTGCGTCATAATGTCACCACGGCGCAATGCCAAACACGCGCAAAATCGTTGGAAAGCAAAGAAGACAACGAAACCGCCAAATCTTGCGGCCCCCCGTTCATTGCTCCAGCGGCAAAGGGGCCGATCGTAACGAGCTCTAAACCTGGAGCCGCCGCCGTTGTGTTTCCTGTTAGGGTTACGCCGCCAACCGTTGCCGTAACTGTCACCGCATTGGCGGCCGACAAAAAGACCCCTTTTTCGACCAAAGCGACGACTGCAAAAGACGCGCAGTTTGGATTTAGCAAGGTCGCGTCAAATGGCAAATGAACCAAAGACCGAACAACCGTCGTGACCGTTACGCCGCCAACCCAGCCCCCTTTGGGGTCGGAATGACTCACAAAAGCGGCGTCGCTATCACAACGAAAAAACGGCGAACCAAAGCCACAAGCCCAACCGGAAAAATATTGGCTGGAAGCAAAAAGGGCCTGATCGTTTCGCCCGTCGTGGGTATGGCCTTGTGGCGTCGTTGTGACCGTTCCGGCGGAGTCTTTGCAACCCGTGGTAACTTGCCAAACGTATTCGATGGACTCAAGGCTTCGGCTCATAACGTCCGAAGACAACGGGGAATCGGCGGCAACTAATGGCGCCGGCAAATCGTGGCGGGTTGGGTTTATCATGGGGGCAAAACCATTTGATTATTAAGACTCGGCCAAACTTCGGCGCCTATAACGGACCACGATTCCCCGGTTCCATTTAGCCCCGTTAGTTTCAAGGCCAAATGATAGGTTCCAGCCGGCAAAACTCCAAGGCCGGCCGCAACAAACCAAGACTCGGGATTGTTGGAAACCTCAAAACCAAAGGGGGTTGAAAGGCCGTTTATTTCAAGCGTTAGGGCGCCCGGCATTGTACCGGGTCCAGCGCCGGCGCCTTGTCGCAACACTCCAGCCGTTCCAAAAATGGCAACATTGCATTCTTGTTGGCAATAAACTTGAACAACGGCCGCCCAAACATAAAGGTAAGGCAAACCCAAAGGAAAAGCCGTGGCGTTGCTTGTCATGTCACCAACACGGCTTAAACCTTGCCACCGGGTGGGCGATTGGGCGGCAATAATACCGGCGCCGCTTTTTCCGTTGGAATGGTCATGGGGAACTGCAACCGTTCGCGCCCCGTTGTTTGGAGCCGGCCCCGTGGTCAACTGTTCGTAACTGTTCCCGATTGTTTCCCAAACACGTTGAAAACTTGAAGCCAACACGGCCTGACGTGTCCCGGCGTCTTCGGCGTTCATGGTTGGGCGTGGGTCCACAACTAGCGTTGACATTTTACAACCACTCCGAAGCGGCGTCCGGTACTGCGCCAAGCGTCCCGTTTGCATCCGCAAGCCAAAGATAAACGGGACGATCGACGGGAACAAGGCCCGGCCGCTTGTTTCCGCTTGGAGAGCTCCCAAGTTCACTAGGAACGGTAGACGGGGCCGAACCAAAAGCGCCGTAAGTATCGGTTGACACGATTTCCCCAACGGTTGGCGGAGCCGTTGCCGTTACCGTTACGTTTGCGCCAGAAATGGCCGTAACTTCGCCCGTCCAAGACGTGGCGCCGGTTGCATAGTTCCGGCCAGCAACGCCCCAACCAACGGCGAAATATTCGGCTTCGTCAGCTAGTGTTCCGGTTAGGTCAAACAAAGAAGAAACCAAACGGGAAGACGCGGCCGCCTCAAATTGCAAAGTATACGAAGCGCCACCAAGCGGCGCAACGGCTAACACTTGGCCGGCTGGGCAAACATAACCGCCCAAACCTGAACCCACGGCTTCAGCCGTGATTTTCATTAGTCCGGATTCCAAATCGGACTCGGTGGCCGTTACAAGGCAAGCAACCGAAACACCAAGGCCGCCCGAACTGTCAGGGATGCGTGGGTTTGTTACCGCTACGGTATCGCCGATTTTTACTAAGTGTTTGGTCCAGTTGTGTTCCATCACAAACACGGGATGAGGGGCGCCCCAACGCGAAATAACACGGGCCAACCCGATTCGAATGTCTTCGATTTGTTGGGGGTTGACCGGGGCCGGGTACCACGTCGGGGAAAACTCCACTTCTTCCCCAAGGTCGTTTTCGTTTGTTTGGATTCCCGGCAAGTTGAACAAAACCGAATAATCGTCCGCTATAATATCAAAGCCGGTTTTTAGCGTAGCCCGTGAAACAAGCCGGCCGCTCATTCGGAGCTCCTCGGACGCCGTGGCCTGCAAACTGGCATCGGTTAGTTCGTGGTCGCAATCCTGCAACGCTACCGGATAAAGAACGCGCCGAACCGTTATCAGGCCTTCTTCGTCGATGTCCAAAAAGCGGCCTAAATAACTCAGCTCGCGTTCGACAATATCCAGAACAAGTTCGCCCGGCTTGACAGTTATTTTCATGTCGGGAAGGCCGCCAAGTTCCAACTCAAAGGCCGTCGTGTTGATTCGGGCCACGTCGATTCCTGCGCCTATTTGGGCCAAGTCGCTTCCGGGGATAACGTCATAAGGCCCGTTCCCTAAATCGCCTTTTCGACTTGTTAGGAACGCAAGGAAAAGATTTGGCGCCGTGCTATGCAAAGGAATTCGGGGTTCTAGTTCGTCCCCAATTGCAAAGTCGCCGGGTTCGGCGATTCTTCCAAACCTTCCATCCCATGGCCAATGATACGCGTTCGGCTTATTTGGGGAAACGATTTGGGTTCCTAAGGCCAACCCACGGCTAGACAAGGAAACCAAAAGCCGGTCATTTCCAACCCAACCCATTGGGTTTAGGTGGTATTTTGTAGGGTCGACCGAATCTTGGGCGGCGATATTATCGCCAACCAAAAGAATTCCCGTGTCGTTCAGGCTTGGGTCTCCGTAGTCCCGCCCGTCGGCTATTTTAGCCGGCCCCATGCCGCGCCCGATCGTTCGGTTATAATATCCCAACGCATCTTGAAGGGGCAACGTCCAAGCGCCGTCCCGATAGCTTGGGATGTCGTCGCAAGCATAAAGCGCAACCAAACGCTCATCCCCGTTTGGATAGACTAAAACTTCGGAAACCAAGCGCCCAACCCACCGTTGAGGAGCTGCGCCCAATAAGGCGCCCGCTAAGTGGCCGGTCGCGTCGGTTTTGAAATGGCCCGGACCATTTCCCCGAACAACTGTTAGGGTGTCGTGGTCGGCTAAACTTGCGCCGCCCATAACCAAAACAGTCTCTGAACCAATGTGCAAAACGTAGCTATAAGCCCCCCGCATTGCAGCAAGCAAAACCGCCGCTTGGCCTTTAGGGATTTTGAACGTGGTTTCAGTTGGCCCAACTTCTTCTTTTAGAACCGTTTGGGCTAAATAACCCGGCGCAAAAGCGCGCCGAACTTCTAGCGTGTCGGCTATCTCAACCGAAACGCCGGCAAGGCTTCGCCGTGTTGTTAGCGGGTTGAAGTCCGCCCCGACACTTTGAAACGAAACGATCGGGTAAGAAGAAGCGGCCGCCGTGCTTAGGGTTATTTGTGAAATGGCGTTTCCGCTAATGGCGTTCGACTCGCCCGAAGCCACACGCAACTCAAGCGTGATACTGTGAACAGTTCCGGCCGCTTGCGAAATATAACTCACGAAACGTATTCCAAAGCGTCAAAGCTAAACGAAAAGAACGGCCAGCCGTCAAGACGTCGGGTTGGGGCAAAGTCCGAACCTTGGTCCATAACCCAAACCCCCGCCGCCGTTCGAACTGTTCGATCTAGGCTATATTGCCATTGAGCGCCGTCGTTGACGTTTCCCCAAAAGCGTTCCCAAGCGTCGGCGTCGTGAACCGTTGGGGCCAATGGGGCGCCACTATCAAAGACGGACGCTTCCGGCACGTCGGTAAATTCGAAATTGGTTGTTAGGTGCGCCGATCGTTTGACGCTAACAACTCGCCCCGAAACTGAAGTTACTTGAGCGCCTTGTGTGGCCCTTCGGCGAAGATTGCCGCCGCCTAATGGAACAGGACTGGCCCAAGTCCCCAACGGGGCCTGTGGGGCCGTTGCGGTTTGCGCTGCGGCCGTGCTTACGCCTTGGTCGAACCCGAACAAATGAAGATCGCAAGTTGTCGCCGCTGCTGCGCCTGCAACTGAAATGGTGTTTCCCGCTCCAACGTCGATCGACACGCGCCAAGTTGTGGGGTTGAGCTCAACCGTTGGCGCCGGAACGCCTGCGGCAATAAGCGCCGCCTGAAGGCTTGCCAAAAGATCGTCGCCTGCGCCGCTTCCAGAAACGACGCCGGTTCCAACCGTCCAAACCACAGTCACGGCAACGCCGCCGACAACGCAATCAAATTGGACGTTTCCGGGGTTTTGCAAAACTCGAAACATGCAAGGGGAAGGGGCAAGGGCCATGGTTTACGCTCCGGCTATTCTTCGGTGTCGGGCCATTTTCATTCCTGAGTTGATAACTTGGCCTACCGCGCGCCGATCATAGGCGGGTCCGTTGAAGTTCACGATCGTTGTTCCGCCGCCGCTATCGCCCGAAGAAGCCGCCGAACGGCTTTCTCTTGTGTCGGTTGGAGCGGACGACGCGGCCGCATTTGCCGGCGTTGTTGCTGCGCCACTGCGGCCGATAAAGCCACCAACGGCGCCCATTCCTAAACCGGCGCTAATCATAAGGCCGCCTTGGGCCGCTTCGGCGCCACCGATTGCCGCCGTTACCGGGTTGAACAGTTTTGCAACGCCCGACATTAAGACTTTGGTTCCGTCCGCTACCAACTGATTTCCGGCGGCCGTAACTGCGGCGTCGGCTAGTTTGCTAAAGCTAATTTCCCCGTCGTGGGCCATTTGCTGAAGCGCGCCAATAGTGGCGCTAACTGCGGCTATTTCTACCGAATGCGCTTTTTGAAAAGCGGCCATTCTTTTTGCTGCCGCTTGCTCCGCTGAACGAATCCGGTCTTCGTCGGCCTTTTTTGCTTGGTCGGCGGCGTCCCAAGCGGCGATCGTTTCTTGCCGCTGCAATTCTTGGTTATCTAAAAACCTCTTTTTGGCGGCCTCTTGCTTTTGCAGTTGCCGCTCTTCGAACGCTTCGTCTTCTTTGCGCAAGGCTTGTTGCGCTTCTTCCGCCGCTTTTTGTTCCGTAGCGTAACGGGTCATAATGTCGTCGTCTGTTACGACTCGCGCCGCCGTCCCGCTTGCTTTCTGAATCGCCTTGCTTCCCGCTTCGACTTTCTTTTCCAAAGAAGCAATCAAGCGGGTTATTTCGTTTTCGCTGTTTTCCCGCATTTCCTTTTCGACGTTGGCGCGGGCTTTTCTAATTTTTTCGTCGCTGAAACTGTATTCGTTGTTTAGCTTGTCGAATTGCTTCTTTATTTTGTCGAGTTCTGCCGATTGCGTTTCGGTTAGTGCTCTTAGTTCACGCTTGCGCGAACCCGTCCGAAGTTTGTTAAATTCTTCTTCGTTTGCGTCATAGATTTTTCGCAAACGAAAATAACGGGCCTTCACGTCCCGCCGTTCTTCGTCAATAAACCGGATCCGCTCCCGTGTTTCCTTTTCTCTGTTTTGGGCGTTCAGCAAAGAAATTGTGACGTTGGCGGCGTTGGCGGACTTCGCCAAGTCTTGCAATGCTTCGGCTTGCTTCTTTGTTGCTTCTTCGGCTTCTTTTGATGCTTGCTCTTGCTTGTTTATTTCATTGGTAAGCAAAGAAAAGCCGGTAACCGCTGCGGCGATTGCAAGACCAACGTAGCCCCCCGAAGCAAACGCAGCGATCGAATCACTAGCCAATAAGAAGCCGGCGCCGACTTTATCCGCCGCCGTTGCGCCTTTGTTTCCAAACTCAATAGCCGCCATTTGAGCTCTGGCAAACGCCCCTTCAGAGTCCCTTAGAGGCGTCTCCAACTCTGAGATTCGACCGTGCAAGCCTTCACCAGGCCCAAAGGCTTTGCCTAACTTTTCGCCGTAGCGGTTTAGCGACTTGCTTTGGTTTTCAACTGAACCACCAAGGCGCCCAAGGGATTGTTCGGCCTTATTTACGGCGGAAGAAACGCCGGACGCGTCGGCGTCGATGATAATGGTTGTTCGATCGTTAGCCATTCTTCAACCGTTCCAATTCGCTTTTGTGTTGCGACGCTTGCGCGGCCATTTGCCCGGAAACGTAGGACTCCAGGCAATCCAAAATCTTTGGGTTGGCTTCGGACGCTTTAGAACCAAGCCGGCCTTGGGTATGCCAAGCGAGCCGCCTTATTTGGGAAACCTTTATTCGGGAAGACAAGGAACCGGGGCAACCTGTCCACGGCTTGCCGCCAATGGTTAGGGTTGGCTTCGATGCTTCCGAAACAAAGCCCGGCAACGTGCAACCTTTCGCTTCCCGCTCGGTTTCATAGCAACTAGAACAGGAAAAAACGTCAAACTGGCTCGCCCATCCAGCTACGAAAAAGCGCCCTCGCTTGGTCGGGGCTTGTCCAATGGGCTTCCACAATCGCGTTATGGATAGACCAGAACAACCCCTCCAAAGCGAGGGACTCCACGTCTTCAGGGGATAAACTACCGTTGACCACGGCGAAGGGTTCCCGGCCTTCGATTTCGCGAAGACTTCGGGCCACCGTTTCGCCGGCAACTTCCAAAAGCGTTGTCTTGTAAACTCCGAAGCGTTGCGCGTCTTTTGAAGCATCTTCGGAAGTCCCTTCTTCTAGTCTTGCTTGAACCTTTTTGGCCCCTAGTTGCAAAACTTCTTGCCTGCTAAGAATCGAAGTCCAGAAAGCGGCGGGAATAAATGTCAAACGAGCTCGCCCGATAACAAAAACTTTCTTTTCGCCGTCTTCTTCTTCCCGCGTTTCTTTTAAGTCTACCCAATCCGAAACTTGGCCGGTTGCCTCAAGTTCGGCGCTGTCCAACGCCGTATCCTCAGCCATTGTTGCCCCCTATAATAAATGAACCTTAGCGGTTGCCGTTGCATAAGTTGGGCGATAACCCCGGCCGGTCAAATCCAAAGTAGCCAAGCCGCCTTCTTCCCCTAGAACCGTGTTGGCCTGATAACAGGGGATTTCTAAAACGACAACATTTCCGGGTGTGTCCCCGAACTGCAAAAGAAGCGAAACGGTTTGATCGCCCATGAACTGGAGCAAAGCGCCATCGCCGAAAGTTTGCGAGGCCGCCGCCAAAAGGTTTGCGGTTGTTCCGTCGTGGTAAAGCCTGATTTCGGCGTTGCAAGTATTTTCAACGCAAACGAAGCCCTGTCGGCCATTGGTTCCCGTGGCGGCCGTTCGGGGCTGAATGTCGGTTCCAAGATCCATGCTTGCACTAATAGCCGTTGCAACTGCAACATCGGAATTTGTGAAGTTCCCGGCGGCGTCAACGCCCCAATCGTTGTTTGCGCAAATCATCACACGGGCGCCACGGGTTGAAACCGGGCCAAGGTTTGGCGGAACAAAAGCCGTGAAAGTTGGTTCCCCGGCGATTTCTTCCGGTGATTTCCAGTCTTGGGCCTGCGCCGCCCAAGTTGCGGCTAGCAGTCCGTCGGCGTCCGCAAAGGATACGGAACCCATGCAACCCAAGACGAAGCGTTCGGCGCCGCTTTGCGCCACTTGGGCATGAACTGCAACGTGGGCGCGCTCGCCGGCCGTTTGGTTTACCGGGTAAGTTCGCATTCCATAAATATCGTCGTTCAAAGCCGGGGCGGCGCTAAATCCACCGGTTCCGTTTACGGGGTGGCCGGCAACCTGAATGGTTGTTGCTCCGATTGCGACGATCGGCGCCACTTCCATTTTTTGAGCGGAGTTTACCCAGCCGATTACGTCCCCAACGACCACGCCCATTCCGGCAACGACGCCGCCAGCAAAGTTCAAAACCCAACGGGTACAACCTGCGGCCGCATCGGCGCCAACCGTGTTCCGAATGGTTCCGCCGGTCGCTTGCTCTAAAAGCATATCGTATTGTGGCGCCGCGCTGTTCGCGTTCACGCCCGTTGCCGCGCCGCCGCTAAGGTCAAGGCCGCGCATGTAGAAATTAAGCGACGGGGCGCCGTCTCGGTTGCCGTCAACGCCGGCCGGCGTGTTGCCGTCCCCGCGTTGGCCCGTGATTTCGATTTGTGGGCTTGTCAGTTCAACGGTTGAAGCGTTGGTCATTTCTAAGTCGGTGTAAGCCGCGCCAACCATAGAGGCCGCCGTGAAGTTTTCCACTTGGTCCCAAGCCGGAGAGCCGGAAAGTTTACCGATTCGAACGCGGTTGATTCTTTTGAGTGTCATTTTCTAGAGCTCCCGCCGCACGCGGGCGGCTAGTATGATTTCGGTTGATGCTTGCCCATTAGGCAAAAGGGAAATGGTCCAAGGCGCCGGTTTTAGCAACTCCAAACCGGTTGTTGGGTAGTTGTAAGGCATACGCAAAAGAGCGCCCACAATGCGCTCGGCGTCGTCGGTCATGGCGTCGGAATCGGCGCCGGTCGATTGCTTGTTTTTGCCGCGCTCATAAAAAACCGTTATTCGGTAGGTTCGCTGCAAGTAGGCAATGCCGGAAGCGCCGATTGCTGGCGCGTCCGTTAGGCTTTCAATATTTCCAGTTTCCGCCGCAAGGGTAAACCGCCGCCAACTGTTCGCGCCAAGCGGTTTCATTTGGTCCCACTCCGTCAACTTTGGCGAACCGGTCAACGCTGCATCTTTCAACGTGTCAACGATCAACGCCCGGACTGGATCGGTTGGCCAACTCAACGATCGACCCAAACCCGCGCAACGTCCGGCGAAACGTCACCCTTGGGGGTTCCGTCTCCGTCCGTGTCGATCCAGGCTAGGCTGTCGATCGTGTCACGCAATAGGGCGTTAGCTTGGCCGTTTGCTTCTTCGGCCGCTTCGGTAAAGTCCGGCCCCATGGCCCCGAAGACTTGCGCAGCGCAACGGGCGCAAACTACGTCTTCCAGTTGGTCCCAAGTTCGAAGGTTCCACCAGTCGAACTTCCACCGCTCCATCTGAGAAATCACCAAGTCTAGGGCCGTGTCTAAGGCAACGGCAAAATCTGGATCTTCGGTCGGGCCTTGGTCACGAAGCAAAGGATAACGGCGCGTCAAACTGGAGTAACTCGCCGGCTGCATAATGTTAGCGGAAGTTATGGCCACGCGTGACGCTTCGCGGTGCTCGTTTCCGTTTTCGTCGTTGGCGATAACTTCGAAGAAGTAAATGCCGGCGTCTTGCGCGCTCGTTAGAACGGCGCCCAAGGCTACCGTTACTTCGGGGACAACAACCCGATCGCCCGTTGAAATGTCAAACGGCAACGGGTCAAAAAGAAGCGCGTGGGTATTGCTTGTTCCAACCTGGAACCCAACGGAAAAACTCCGAAGCGTTGTCGGAACTGCAATGGCCCCAAAGTTTTGGGGTTGAATCATTAGCGTTTGCCAACCCCCCGCAAGGCTGGCCACCGTGTCAAGGTCACGATCGCCCATTTTGCTTGAACTGTTAGCGGCCGTTGTGTCCGGCGTAGCCAAAACAACACCAACGGCGGAATCAATGAGCTCGCCCGCGTGGGTGTAAAGGTTCCAACTAAAGGTGCCACCGTTGGGGCGGCCAAATGTGCAAACATGGCGAACAGTTCCGCCCGTGCTTCGGTGGATCGTTTGGATCATTTCCGTTTTACCTCCGAAACAAGCGCGGCCATGTTTTCGGATAGCCTGTCAAGTTTGGCATCCATTTGTTCGAGGCGCTCAATCCGCCGGCCTTGGTCGTTTAGTTTTTGTTCGACCACCGGCAAACGGTGCGAAGCCGTTATGGCCCCGTCGATGCTTGCGCGACTGTTTCCAGCCCCCCAAAACACCAACGCAACCATAACGGCTTGCGCCACCAATGGCCAAGCCTTTGAATCAAAGGCCGGCATTGGCTAGTCCGCTTTCTTGGCGGCTTTCTTCGCCGCCGGTTTTTTCTTTGCCGGTTTCTTCGGGGTTTCAACTTCAACACGCCGCTCTTCACGCCAACCTTGGGCCTTGTAGCCTTCCAGTTCGCTTTCGTTGCAAATGCGTTGCCGTCCCGAATGGTGGCGAAGATAAACCAAAACGCCGGCCATGGTTAGACCGTCTCAATCAGCGTCATTTGTTCCGAAATACGCGAAGCCGCCCCGACGTATCCGGCCACCAGGTTGAGGCCCCCCGACCCGATCAGGACGTCTTCCGCCGTCCGAATGTTCGGATCGCGTTGCATCACAAAGCCCACGGCTTCGTTGATCGAGAAAAGCGCGCCTTTGGTGGTGTTGCCGCCACCGATAACCGCGCCGCCCGTATTGAGCGCAACACCTGCGCCGGCGTTACCGGCCACTGCGGTTCCCGAAATACAACCAACGCTCGAATAAATGGCGCAGTTATAATAACCGAACACAAGTCCATCAGTCGGAAGCGCCGGATAAACCGCCAGAATGTCTTCGCGGCTAATGTAGTTCGACGACGAACGAACGGCGGCACGAAGGCCGGCAACTTGCGACGGGGCCAACACCGCGGCCAAACCTGAGTCGGCGCCAAATGGCATTGACTTAGAGTTGTTCCCGCCGGCGATTTCCAACGCTAACTCGAGCGTGTGAAGATCCATGGGTGCGGCGGCGCCGCCACCGGTTGAGCTCTGAACGACGTTGCGGTTAGCGTTGAACGTGTCATCGAAGGTTTCGCAAATTTGAGCGTTGGCGCGGTTCTTTAGCGCCTTACCCAATGCGCCCGAAAGGTTAAGCCAGTCCGGCCCCTGCTCCGATTCGAGAGCTAATCGGGTTAACTGAATAGGGGCCACTTCTTGGGGGCTAGCGTTGATCGTGGTTCCGATAGGCGTTACCGCCGCCGGAACAACCGCGGCACCTTCGCCAACTGCGGCGGCCGTCAACGGGCCAAGTTCGGCGAACTCGTAGGACTTGAAGCCGCCACGAAAAGCGCAAAGTTCAATAAGGCTGGCCTTGTCGCCCATGTTCTGAACCAGAACGCCCGAAATAAGTTCGGTAGGGATAAGAGCCGCTAAGCTAGTGGTGGTTGTTGCAGCCATTGCAAAACCCTTTCTAAAAATTGGCCGTTAGTGTCGACCGTAGTTGTTCAATAAGTATGCGGCCTGTTCGGTCTTGCTCATTTTTGCGATTTCACGCGCCGTTGCCTTGCCCCCTGGGTCAACCTTGGGGATTCGGCCGGCGCTTGGAGTCGCTCCAATATTGCGCGGCTTTAGGGTCGCTTCCGTTTGTGGTCTCAACGATTCCGCCAATGCTACTGCGTTTTCGAAGACTTCCAAGTCCGGACTTTCCCCAAGTCTTTGGGTCAAGTGGTGCTTGGTTTCTTCGGGCAAAGATTCGAAACGATTTGTCACGGCTTCCCGATGACGATTCGAAAGACGCTCCAGCTTTTCCCGCATGGACAAGACTTCGGCTTCGTAGGCGGTTGCTCTTGCTTCCGACTCTTGCGCCAACTCTTGAAAGCGGCCCTGGGCTTCTTTCTCGCTTCGTTCCCTTTCAACCCTTGCCGCTTCTAGTTGGGTCAGCTTGTCTTCGGCAGCTCGTGCGCGCTCCAGCGCCGAATCTCTCCGATGAATGGCCTTGCTCAACTCATCCCGGCTTACAGTAGAAGACGCAACGTCCGTGGCGGCTCCGGCAGCTTCCGCCGCCTGCTCTTGGTTGCTCATGTCAACCCCCTTCTTTTATTCCGTCATAATCGACGGGTCAATGCCTCAATAAATATTTCCGAACCGATTTGCTCAATACGCCGCCGGCGCTTGCTTCCCTTTGGCCCAAAACCAAACCATGGGCGCGCTTTGTTTGTTCGTTGCATCTTTTGCGACGGTCGCAACCCACCACGGGCCGGGGCGTTATTTAGCGGAAAGCCGATCGTGACTTGTCGGCTAGTGGTTAGGTTTTCCAAAACGCCCAAGCCTTTGAGCATTTCACGCGTAAACGAAAGGTCAACCTTTTTGGCTTTGGCCTTGCCCAACTCTTCGGCCCGGTGTTCTTCGTAGGCTTTGGAATACGGCTTGAACCTGCGCCCGTTTTCGTCGATCGACCGTTCCTCGGTTTCTTCTTTGATAACCGAAACGGCGGCCGCGCCGATTGCTTCCATTTGCGAAACCGTCAGGACGTTTTCTAAATATTGAAAATCGATCGAACCCTTCAACTTTGCGCCCCACGTCATAACAGTTTCCTTGCTTCTTCGTTTATTTCTTCGCCGGCTTCCATAAAGATTCGGCGGTTTTGCCGCTTTGCTTCCGCCAAACTTATTGCGCGCAAGTCATGGCGACAACGCCAACCGCCAAGCGTTGTGATTATCGGCGGTTGCCTTCCGTCTTTCTGGCGAAGTTGTCGCAAACTTGTAAAGCGCGGGTCTGTTTCGATGGCCCGTAAGTCTTCCAACCGAACAACCACGCCCTCCATGACACGGCAAAAGGGGCGGCTTGTTTTGATTAGGCTTCCGCCGTAAACGTAAAACATAACCCCGGCTTCGGTTGCTTGAACTAATGAGATTCGACGCATTAGCCCCGAAAGGGCCGTCTGTACTGCGGCGGCGCTCCAGTTCAACCATTGCGAAAACCGGGCCTCCAATGGGGCCGAAAGACGGATGCTTGCGCGTTCCGGTCCCGCTAGGACGTAGAGCAAATCGAGAATCGGGGCGTTGGTCAAAACGGCTTGCTCTACAATGTCTTGGATTTGTCCCGTCATGGTAAACCACGAATTGTCCAAATGCCGGGTAAAGTTTGAAGCAAAGCCGGCCAACACGGTTTC